GCCATACAATATTTATATCCCGCCTCAATACGGGCAGGCGTTACCGGCTTAAAACAATGAATACATTCCATATTAATATTATAATGGAGTTCCCTTTAGTAAAAATAGTATTAAATAATATTTTTTTATTATAAAAATTATCTGTTCAAAAACCACTTGACAGTTTTATGAATACCTTGCGTGAACGTATAGGAAGGCTCCCACCCTATATCTTTTTTTATCTTCGAACTATCGATAGCATACCGTCTGTCGTGGCCCGGCCGGTCCTTAACATACGTAATCAATTTATCTAAATCTTTCTTACCAGTCTCTTGCTCAATGATATTCAGGATGCATTTAACAATGTCGATATTTTGAATTTCATTATTACCGCCAATATTATATGTTGCACCAGCTTTACCGTTTTTAAACGCGCTAATCAAAGCATCGCAGTGATCGCCCACATACAGCCAATCGCGAATCTGCTTACCGTCGCCATATATCGGCAATTCTTTACCCTCGAGCGCGCGATTAATAATGCATGGTATTAACTTCTCCTTATGTTGTCGCGGGCCGTAATTATTCGAACAGTTTGTTACTATAGTATTTAGACCGTACGTTCTGTGCCATGCTCTAACTAAATGATCAGATGATGCCTTAGATGCAGAATATGGAGATGATGGATCATATGAGGTTTCCTCAGTAAATGCTGCATCTTCTAGCGCTAAATCTCCATATACTTCATCAGTACTGACATGTAGAAATCTTATATTAGGTGCTAGCTCTCGCGTCATCTCGAGAAGTTCGTAAGTACCTATAATATTAGTCTCGATAAATTTTCTAGATGACTTAATAGAGTTATCGACATGGGACTCAGCTGCGAGGTGATATATTCCTACTGGCTTATATTCTGAGTATATATATCGTAAAGCGTCCGCATCAGAGATACACGCTTCTATCAGATCCACACGCGGATTATTTTGAGACAGTTCTAAGATCTCGTCACTGTTACTGGCATAAGTTAATTTATCAATAATAACAATGTTATTATTTGTTTCGGTAAGGAGCCTATAGACGAGAGAAGTACCGATAAATCCCGCGCCACCAGTTACTAATATATTTGCCATAAAAAAAGAGCGGCTCGTACGAGCCGCTCTTTAGGGTTAATTGATTATAACGTATGTTTGCGAATATGCTCTTCTCTACTACGGCGCGGCACGGTAACTTCTAAGACACCGTTGTTATATTTGAATTTAATTTTATCGATATCAAACTCTCTACCGATAGAGAAGGATCGGTTATAGGTCTGTTCCCGCACTCCGTCATGGCTGATAACCTCTCGCGAAGCTTTGATGTATACATCTCGTTGTTGAGTATCTGTTGTTAGATCCAGATTCTCTGGAAGTACTCCAGGTAAATCTACCTGAATTATCATATGGCTTTCAGACTGATTGAATCTGACTTGATCTCCAGTTTTATAAACCTCTTCAAGGGAGTGAAAGACTGGCGTTAGATTAAGAAAGTCATTTAGCGATCTCTCAATATATTCTAATGGGTTTGTTTGTTTTATTAGTTTCATAGTTAGTTAGTTTATAGCGAGTCAGGTTTACTCCTGCCCACATATATAATTTACTATAACTAACTACGAATTCAACTTATTTCTTCTATAATATCAAAAAGTTTCTCAGCGCATTTATATGTTGCTGTTTCAGCTCCATCGCACCACTCGTTAGTTTCTTTATCACTGCACTCATACTGCTCCCATTCAAGCGCTAGATCTTTAAGTTTTTCAATTAATTCATCCATATACAGCTATTTATTTTTTTCAAGCTAAAAAACGCATTTTTTAGATAAAATTGTATTAAAGCCATAAATATAATTATGAGCGATCAAACTATTCAAAAATTCTTTACCGCAGCTGCTCAAAGAGAGTTCGCAAGAGATTTCCTATTTAGAGTAACAGAGATTACACTCCGAGAGGGTGCGTTTAGCTTCGGTTCCGATGAATTAATTTACGCGAAGACTGCTAAATTGCCAACACGCAAAATCGATAATAAGCCTGTGCCGTATATGGGATTAGATTTTAACGTCCCAGGACGAGCTACATATGGAGAGTCTGGTGGATATTCTATTGAGTTTTATTGTGATGCAGAAGCCGAACTACACCGGAGATTACTAGCCGAAACGCGTGCAGTCTTTGACGATAGTACTTCAACTGGTGATTATAATATAGCAGGACCTGGATCTGTTATCACTCTTCACCAGCTTCGAAAGGATTTATCTCCTATTCGAACATATACTTTAGTTGGCGCATCAATAAGAGATTGCGGAGAAATGTCAGGCGCAATTTCGTCGGGTACCGGCGATGTAGTTAGCTTTACCGCTCAATTCGCATATCACTACTTTAGAGAAGAGCCGGGCGCTGGCATTGCACGTGGTATTTAATATATGCCTTACATAGCTATCTGCTATAAATAATATTATGGCGGACCCCGTACCACACTTCGTTGATCTTTTAAAAGAGTGGAGTTATAATATTCCATTCTCGACCCAATGGGCTGTATCTATAGATATTAATGATGGTATAAAAGACACTATACAAAAGGTAAAGGATCTAGAAAGTGTTGGAGGGGATGATAAAAATTGGAATTTTACAGATAGCGTAAATATTCTAACAAAAGATAAAGTATCTACAGAAAACAATGTACATTGCTTTTTTGTAGAATCAGTCAGTGAAATATCTGAATCGTTTTCTCCAGATTCTGCCTCTTTTGAGAATAACGGAGGCCTTATACCCGGTCTTATAAGTAGGGGTAGAAGTGGGTATCATAATAGGTCATTAAAGATCGGATTTAGAGATACAAACGTCTCATTTGCAGACTTTCTAATAAGACCATGGGTAATAGCTGCAGCATACTTAGGTAGAATTGCTGATGGTGAAAATGAAATAAAAGCAAATATTAATGTATATCATTTTACTAGAAATATTGATAAGAAAAATAAAAGAATTAGATTTAAGACGTTTAATTATTACGGATGTACGCCGGTTGGAGTAGACGCTCCAGATTATGATTACTCTAAAGAGGATATTGTAAACTTTAAAACAACGTGGGTGTTTGACACGTACGGTGTTGAAGATTATAAAACCATTAAACCGGTCGAGTCTCCCGACCGCGCGGCGCGCGATCGCGCTGTTGAGGAATTCGACTGGGAGGAAGCTGAAGCCCGGAACCCTGATAGTGTGCTCGGGGAACCCTCCCCAGCTCAGCAGGTCCTGAATAACGTTGATGAACTACTCCAGGAGAGCAGATTTCCGACCGGTCAATGATATCTTGAATAACGTTGATGAAATACTCCGAGAATCGGGATAGACTCTCTAGGCTAGGAAAATCATCAACATAATACTATAATATTTTGAAGAATTTGGTTTACAAGAAATATATTGATATACCCAGTAGTAGTGATAAAATCGCTATAGGGGATATTACTAATAAGCAATTTAATATAGTTTCTAAGACAGTAAATCAAGGAGACGAATTTAGTATATCAGAATCTCTAGAAACATTAATAGAAGCGATAGTAATTGATAATAAAAGAATATCAACCCTCAGTCGTATTGATAAGGCCATAATAGTATTGAGCGCATATAAAGATTCTGTTAATGATAAGATTACTATTAATACTGGTGAGGGATCGACTCAAATATATGTTCAACAGATAATTGACAACATTCTTAATATAGAGGATGGTATAGAGAAAAAAATAAAAATAGATAACATAGAAATCACTCTTGCATCTCCTAAAAAATTATATTATAGTAATACAGCAGATCTTATAGTAGGGTGCATCGACAGGGTACTGTGTGAGGAAGATGTTTATTTTTTCTCAGAATTTACGGAAGAGGATAAAGACAAATTTTTAGACTCTATAACACACCCAATACTAAATGATTGTCAACACTTCTTAGAGGGAATTGCGTCTTGGCCTAAAACTAATGTAATGCCAGTAACAAAATCTAATATAGAAGAATATAATGTATCTTTAGTTGACAATTCAATTTATTTTTTAATTAAATCTTTATTTAATGTTAGCTATTATTCAATATCGGAAAATATTTATATGTTTATATCTCAACTAAATGGTAGTATAGATCACTATAACGAGATAACACCATTTGATTTTGAAGATTATGTGAGAATACATCAAGCATTTCAAAAAAGACAACAAACAGATTTGAATTCTGGAGGACAGGGTATAAATAACTTTTAATTAACCTTCGATGAGCAATTCAAATGACCTGATTCAAAAACTAAAAGATTATAATAATGATAATCTTATCCCCATATTCATTCCAAGCTTAAGTAAGAAGTTAAAATTTAAACCTTTAACTATCAAGCAGCAGAAGAATATTATAAAAACGGCTGGAGATGGAGTTATTAGTGGCGCTACATTGAGCCAAGTTATTAATAATATTGTTAACGAGCTGTGTGTAGAATCAGATCAAGAGTTCTCCATAATAGACAGATATCCAGTAATTTTAGCTGCGAGGATGCATTCTGTTGGTGATGAGATTGATGTTGGTAGTGATAAAGTATCTATCAAAGAGCATATAGCTATATGTAATGATACATTTAAAGGTAAAACGTATGATGAAACAACTACATGTAGTTTACAGGATATTACTATCAATTTAAAGATACCTTCTCTTAAAAGAGATTCTGTAGTAAGTGATAAGTTTACTAAAAACGCAAAGGATAATGGGGTAGAGATCGGCGACGCTGTCGCAACCTTATATGTACACGAAATTGTAAAATTTATATCTTCAATAGAGAATGGTGATGATGTTCTAGATTTTTATAAGATGTCAATTTTAGATTGTGTTAAGATTGTGGAAAGTTTACCTATATCAACTAATAAGAAAATTATCGATTATATCGAGTCTATTAGAGATATTGAAAATCTATATCTAGAAACAAGCTCCGGAGATATCGAAATTGATGCAAGTTTCTTTAGTGTTGCATAAATATATATGTGAACGATGTATCCAAGCTTATTGCGGCTCTAACCGATCTAACTAAACGTTTAGGTGAAGCTGCCGGCATCCCCAAAGATATAGTATCTAGCTTTAATGACCAAAAAGCAGAAGCTGCTGGTGAGACAAGATTTAACAAAGACAATACAAAAATATTGCCTGGAAGTAAAAATCTTACCTCTAAGGATAAAGCTAAATCTATATTCCTAGGAGAAGTTATAGGAAAAACAATCTACAACCTCACCAATAAGGATGAAAAACCTGATTTCGGGTTTAAGCAAGTTACGGAAAAAGTAATTCCGAAAGGCGCTCAAATACAAAAGGATAGTGATGGTGAGAAAGCTGAGAAAGCTGGAGGATTTCTATCAAAAATTATACCTGTATTGGCTTTAGCTGGAGGTATTGCGGCCGCTGTAATGGCGTTGTTCGCTGGGGCTAACCCTCTCGGAAACATTTTAAATATATCTAGTAAAGTTTTACTTAAAATAGCTCAGAATGCTATTACTAAAATAGGAGATAAGTTAATTAAATTCTCTAAAGCAATAGGGGATGATGTAGCAGGCACTCTGACAAAATTAGTCGATGATGTTGTCGGTCTACCAGCTAAGGTAGCTGGAATGATAAAGGAAAAAGCGGCAGGGTTTATGGATAATTTATCAGGCGCAGCAGGAAAAGGGTTAGATAAAATTACTAAAGGTGGTAAATTCATTACCATGCTTAAGGGCATTGCTAAAACTGTTGGAGCTACTTTATTAAAATTCGCAAGATTCTTACCGTATATTGGTTCTGCGGTTTCGTTTTATTTTGCCTATCAAAAATTTAAGGCCGGGGATACTATTGGAGGGGCGCTTGAGTTGGTATCTGGACTTGTTAATCTTATTCCTGGATTCGGTTGGATAGCCTCTATAGCTATTGATTTATTTACAATAGGTCGAGACATAAAAATGACAGAGGAGGAGAGAGTCACTCAGAGCGGTGGATTTAGTAAAGGGCTAGCAATAGCTAAAGATTTTCTAGTAAAGTCATTTAATAAATATATAAAATATATTCCAGGCATTGGAGGGCTAGTTCAAGCAGGAATGGGTATAGGTAAAGTTTTCTCCGGAGATATTAAGGGAGGTCTGTTTGAGATATTAAAAGGTATAGGAAATATAGTCCCAGGTCTTGGAGATACATTATTTCTTGGATTTGAATTTTTAATGGATTTAATTAGTGGTGATAACTCTACGGATCCAGAAACCGGCAGAAAGTTAAACTTTAAAGAGCGTATTTTTAATTTTATTAATGAAAAAATGGATAAATTGCCATGGTATATTAGAAAGCCATTGGAATTGTTAGGTATAATAAAGAAAGGGGAAAGTGATGTTAGCGAGGCTATACCTGGAGATATCGATAATGAGGCAGTTATAAATCAAGAGGTTAAAAAAATTAACGATAAGTTAGTAGATACACTAGGAAATACAGGTAGTGGTTTTGTAGATGGTATTAATGTAGATACGGCATCGCCTGTAACAAGTATTAACTCTCAAATTGATACAGCAGCAAAGAAAGCTAGCGACCAAATAGATATGATATCGCCTGTAACAGGTCTTAACTCTCAAAT